CTAGCGAACTGGCTGTGTCTGATTTAACATACAGGCGATCTCCTGACTGGACTACAATTTTTGCACCCCCATCTAATACTTGTAATGCTCCTCCTGTTGGTATTGGTGCATCTTTCACTAAATAAATATCGTTTGTGCCATCATTAATATAACAATCAACATTGATTGCTGATGTGCCAACATTTGCTAAAGAAATTCCAACAATGGCATCATAACTATCAAAGTTTGCTCCATCTGGAATATCAACAGCACCAGTTCCGACATTGTTTTCAGTATATCTTCTAAAATTTTGAGCCACTTTGTTTTCCTTTCTTTATTTTAAATTATAAGGCAATAGCCATCGCAGTTGCGAAACCTTGAGTTGCTTTTGCATCTAGTTGAGTTTGAACATTTGAAGTTACAGAATTAATGTAACTTAGTTCTGAGTCGGTAACATCTCCATTACCAATTTTTGTTGCCGAAATGCTATTGACAGCAATAGTAATATTTCCACTTGATGTTATTGGAGTTCCTGAAATTGTAAATTCTGTTCCTGATTGAGTCAATCCAACACTTGTTACAGTTCCTCCAGAACTAGGAAAAACTTGGGAGAAGGTTATTGTAACTGCTCCTATAGAACCAGAGTTGTCTGTAGTACATAACCACATTGTGTCTGCATTACTTGAACCTTCTTGAATAATTACTAATTGACCAGATAATTCAGCAACAGTATCAAAGTTTGGGTCGCGTGAAGCTGTGCCTGAAGCAACAACCTTATATACTCCATTAGCTGTTGTAGTAGTTTGATTTTTAACTAAAACTCTATCATTAGTTGCTAAAGTAATTCCATCTAAAGTATCTCCATTTTGAAGATCAGCAGTTAAATCAACATTAGCTGTTGTTGCACCTCTACATATAATTCTACTTTTTAATCCTGTAACTAAATCATCTACATACGTTTTAGTTGCAGCATCGGAACCCGCACTAGGAGAACCTAAACCTGTAATTGAACCCCCTGTTACAGCTACATTACTTGCTGCTTGGGTTGCAATCGTTCCAAGACCAAGATTAGTTCTAGCCGTTGAGGCAGTACCAATATCACTTAAATTACTTGAAGCAGTTAATTTAGTTCCAAGTTGTGTTTGTGCATTAGAAGATAAAGAATTAATATATTGAAATTCTGTGTTTGATACAGTTCCATCTGCAATCTTTGCTGAGTCTATTCCTGTTGCAACTTGCGAGTTGCCAATCGTTCCTGTTAAAGAAGATGCAGGATAATTTGTGGCATCAGATAAATTCATAGCAGGTGTGGTATCTGAAGCACCTAAAGCTAAAGTTACTCCACCATAATTAACTGATGAATTAGCCAACTCTGCGTTTTCTACTCCACCTGTTTTAATTGTTACTGCACCAGATGATACAGCAAAATTATCAGATGAGAATGAAGCTACACCTTTTGCTGAAGTTGTTGCATCATCTCCTGCTACTGTTAAAGTTTGTCCTGAAGCTGTTGTTGTAATTCCACTTCCACCTGCAATATCAAAAGATTGTGAATCTAAATCTACAGATGATGAGCCACTATCTCCCTCGAAATCTAAATCTTGTCCTGTAACTTGTGTATCAACATAAGTTTTTACTGCTCCTTGTGAGGGAGGTAAAATTTGACTTGTTCCTAAAGAAGTATCGTGAATAACTGGTGTAGAAGGACCCACATAAGTAGAGCCAACCCATACTCTAGGAGTTGTATCACTAGAATGAATAGTTCCACTATCAAGAGTAAAAGAAACTGTCGTATTAGGAGCAGAATAAGTAGTTGTTGCTATTTTTCCGTATATGGTTCCTGTGTTGGCACCATAAATCTTAACACGTCTTCCAACATGATACGTAGAAGTAACATCTGCAGCAATCGTAATGGAAGTTGTACTTGCTCTTGTCGCATTACTCGTTCCTGTACCTGAACCAAGTTCAAACCATTCTTTATCATTCCATACCTCACGGATTTCTGCCATCATCTCTCTAGCAGAGTTATTAACTCCACTAGGGGGCATGTTTTCTGGCCACCCATCAGGACTAGCAGCATTATTACTGGCTGCTGTTGTACTCCATGTTTTTACTTTACTCATTTTATTCCTCGGTTATTTCGTCATAAACTGCACCTGGTAGTTCAGCTATAAAATTGTTAGCTATATAAGAGCTAATTTTTTGGTTAATTTCTTTTTGATTAGTTGGCGAATATTTTTTTAACATTGTAATTGCTAAAGAAGGGTCTAACATTACATCAACAACTAATTTTTCTGCTGCTTCTTTAGGATTAATACCTAAAACATTTTTACCAACAAATTGTGATATGGCAAAAATACCTCTACCTTTAACAATACCATACCAACTGGCTAATACTATACGCAATCTATTACTTGCTTCTGCTAAAGGTGTAGAAGGAGAACCAGTAGTAATTTGCATATTGATACGATCAAATATATTTAATTGTTTTTGTATATCTTCAAGACGTTTCATTTCACTAGGAGTGTATAATTGAGATAAAGCATTTCTCATTGAAGTGTTTTTTAACATTTCTGTTACACTTGCTCTTGAAGTTTCAAAAATTTCTGTGCCAGGTATATATTTTGTAGTTGTATTTTTTTGCCAATTCCATTCTCGTAAAGCAGTTTTTAATCCTAATAATGCTTCTCCTGTTTTATCTTTTTTCGCTAAATCAATTAATTCTTTCATCTGTTTAGAAGGATTTCTTGAAGTAAAAACATTTTTTATTGCTTCAAGAGGATTTTTATTAATAACTAATTCTAAAGAACTTAATTGTTGTTGTGCTGAATTAAGAGCTAATTTATCTTTTGACTCTAAAACTTTTTGACCTAAGTCATTAGACTTTATTTGTCCTTTTTTAACTGCTGTTTCAAATTCATCAACTACAGATTTTGTACCTGGAAATACTTTAAATATTTGAGAATAATTATCTTTAAATTTTATTAATTTTTTTGGTACTACATTTCCTTTAGTATTTAAAACTTGTCTTGCTAATTGTGCTGCAACATAATCATTAACAGCTTTATTTGCTTGAGCTACTGAACCAGATGTTTTTACAATTTTTGATAAATTTTCTATAGCTTCTAATGAGCCACCAGGTCTTCCTAAAATAAATTTTGAAGCAGTTAAACTTTCTGGCCATGCTTGACTACTACGCATAGCTTCTCTAAAATCATTTCCAATACTATTTCTAAACTGTGGAACGTATGTTTTTTTATAAAAATTAAGAGCTGTTTTTGCTCTACCTGCTGCTAATCCACCTGCGTCAGCAACAATTTCAGTATAATCTTGAAGTATTTTTTTTATTTCACTTAATTTTGTTGCAACTTTACCTTGATCATTTTTTAAAGCATTACCAATAGCATCTGATAAATCAGCTCTAAAATCTTGTAATTCTCCATAAGTTAAAGGTTTTGGGTCAACTAATTCAACATTACCTTCAGCATCTTTAATTGGTTTACCTTTAGCATTTAATTTAGGAGTTTTTTCGTAAGTTGTTTTTAAATTTTTAATAACAGGTAAATTTTTTAAAGCATCTACTGCTGTTTGATCTCCTCTTGATTTAGCTTTTAAAACAGATTTAACAACTTCTTTTAAATCAGTTCTTGGAACTATAACTGAATAATTAGGGTCTATTGCATCAAAATATTCATTTTTCTTTAATGTAATGTCGTCTAATTTTTTCTTTATAATTTCATTTAATTTTATACTTGCGCTATCTCCTGTTTTAGTAGGATAAGTTGCTGCAAATTCATCAACAATGTTTTGTACTTCTGTTTCTGCTTCTAAAAATTGTTTTTGTATTTTTTTTTGTTGATATAATAAAGCATCTTTTTCATTAGTAAAAAATCTTTCAAAACCTTCCCCAATTTCTCTTTTTTTATTAAGGTCATTTAATTCTTTGGATAATCTAATATTATTTTCTACACGTTGTGCAACTAAACGTGGATTGTTACCTAAACCTTTTTCATAACCGAGTAACTGAATATTGTCAGCAATAGTTCCTGTAGTTGGTTTGATATTTAATCTTTTAGCTTCTTCTATACCATCTTCTAAATTTTTAATAATTTGATCTTTTTTTATAAAGTTATATGTTTTAGTTTTTGGGTCTTGATAGGTTTCAGCTAATAACTTACCAACCATTTCATTTTGACCTTTTTTTGTTAAAGGTTTTACAACTTGATCAACAACATTTTTTCCTTTTTTTAACACAGGAAATAAAACACCACGCAAAACTAAATCTGCTACAGGACCAGCGACTAAAGTTTCAATTCCAACTTTAAATCTTTTTGTTAAATTTGAATCGCCTTTTTGTATAGCAGTAGGGCCACCTGTAAATTCAGTTCCAATAGTTGTAGCATCATCAGGTGTAGTAACTACCATGTCTCCTGCTACAGCACCACCTAAAGCAACTCCATATTTTGCTTTTTTGTTTGTTACTAATTTTTTTGTTAAATCTAATGCTTTCTTACCACCTGTTAAACCACCAAACATATAACGACTAACATCAGCAGCTAATTCTTCTCCTCCACTTACTTTAACGTCAGGAATAGTAGCATCAATTTTAGAACTTATTTCTGATGCTTTTTCTGAACCAGGTAAACCTAATTTATCTGCTGCAAAAGAATATATATCAGTTGGCAAAGTACCTACAGAACTAACAATATCTCTTAGTGCTTTACTACCTGCATCTTCTACAAATTTTAAACCAGGAATATATTCAGAAGGACTTTTAATAAATAAATTTTCTCTTTCCCATTCTCTATTTTTTTCTGGATCAATAATTTTTTGATCTCCAAAAAAACCTATTTTTGGTTCTTCTGTTTTAGTTTCTTGTACTTTAGGTGTTTCTATTTCTCCTAAATGTGTTTTAATTTTATTAAGAGCTTCATCATTAGTAAGTCCACTAGAAAGATCATATTTTTGACCTTTATATTCATATATTTGTCTTTCAGCCATTAATCTAACTTAATAATATTAGGTTGTGTGCCTGTTCCAAAATATAACCCAATGTCAGCATTTTGAGCTATGTATTTCATAGCTTTTCCTCTATCAAAAATTAAATTTGCAAAACGTCTATTAGTATCAACACTTTCATTAATAATACGACTAATAACAGTTTTATCTTTACTTGCTCCACGAAGAGATTCTAATGCGTATTTAAAATCTTTATCAGAAATACGTCCATCTGGGTTCATGGTTAGTGCTTTTGCGTATGCAGCAGTAATTAATAATGATTCAGCAATTTGTGTTTCTGCTACAACTTCTTTTAATAAATCTGCATTTGATGTCATTAACTCTTTTGAAGTAATTTCTTGTGTTCTTTCATCGTCAGCAAATACTTGAACACCTTGTGTAATTTCTGCACGAAGGTTATTAATTAAATTTGCTACACCAGGAACTATACTTGTTGTTAAAGTTTGAGGGTCTGCTAATTGTTCTTGTAATTTTTTAAGGACAATTTCTGTTTTACCAAATTGTATCATTTGATCTTCAAAATTACGAAGTCCTGTTTGACCACCTAAGGCTTCATTTTCATTAGAACCTGAAAATTTAAGTAAATTTTTTCTTACTTCTGGGTCTAATGCATAATATTCAGAAGAAGTTATTGAAAATTGTTCTCCTGTCTGCGCATCTTGTACGTTAAATATATCACTAGCTTTTGGTGTAACACCTTTACCTTTTTTAATATTTTCTACAGTTATGTCGCCATTAACATATTCGCCTATATCATTTAGTTCGCCCTTAGGTATTGTAATTAAATCATATCCAGTTGTAGAATCTCCTACAACTTGACGATTGGGTGCTTTCATTTGCCCATATTGAAATTCTGCCATTTGATCGGCCATGTAATCTCTTTTACCTTGTCTTGCTCCTGCTGATACTGCCCCTGCTACTTGTCCCATACTTGGAGCAATAGGTTGAGGTCCTGACATGGAAGCTAGTTGTTCTAAAATTCCTCTACGTTGAGCCGACACCATTGGGTCTGAACTCATTAATGCATCTAAAATACCCATTACATTAATGCTCCGAGTAATGCTCCACCACCTGCGAACCAAGGATTAGTGCTTTGCATAAGACTTCCCATTTCTGCACCTGCTAAACCACCAGATAATAAACCTGCTGCAATATTACGTTGAAGAGGTTGAACATTAGTTTGTGTTTGACCATACGAGCCACCTGTTGCAGCTTGATAATTTCTTAACTTTTCATATGGGAGAGCTTGTTGATATTGATACCTATTCATTGCATCTGCTAGAGCTGCTTCTTGTAATCCCTCACGTTCAGCACCAACTTGACGTAAACGTAAAATATCATCGTAATCTGTTTGCGACATTTGAGGAGCTGCCATTAAAGCATTGTTCATATTAGCTCGTTCAGACATATAATTTTGTCCGTATAATTGTGTTCCTAAATCTCCAAGAGAATCTGCTAATACTTCTTGATTAGCACCACTACCTAAACGTCCTGCTGAAGTAAATTGAGATTGAACACCAGAGGTAACGTCTCCTGCTAATTTATTATAAAGGTTAGTTATAAAAGGATTACTTGTTGGGTCTAAGTAATCTCCTTTTAACTGTTTAAGCATTTCTGTGTTAGCTTGTCCCATTAAAGGAGAACCTGCTTTTGCTCTTGCTTCTTGTGCTTTTAAAGCTAAATCTGTTTGTGGAGAAAAATCAACATACGTTTGTCCAGGGAAATAATTTGGTCCTGGAGCTTGATATAAACTTTCTGCTCGTTTAAATCCTTCTTGTAAATATGGGATTTGCGTAGCCCATGGTGTTACGTTGGAAACTGTTTTTGCTTCTCCTGCGCCTTTACTCATTTGTTAATTCCTTCATTAATATTATGTGTTTTTGTTTGTAATCTTTTAACCATTTAACCCAACCTTTACGTCCAACGAGTTCTATTCGTTGACATTTGTTTAATTTAGCCCATTGTTCAATCTGTTCTTTTATTGGATTGAACCAAGACTTCATATTCGTTCCTCCTGCTAAAAAATAACGACAAGAACGAAGTCGTGGATAGTCTATTATTTCTGTAATAATAGCTGCTTCCACTACGTTTGTTTTTACATTCCACGAAATCCATAATTGCATTTTCTTTTTTAACAAACTGTCAAAAATATCTTTAGGCATGTAGGCAAAACCATCAATTTCTAATGGTTTTAAAAGAAGTGGCTCAATCTGTTTCCAAATTAAGCCAACATCTTTGGGAGGAACGTAACTTATTTGACTATCCGAAGATAGTGAATCCGAGTGTTTGATCTGTGTTTCCTGAACTGGCATGTGTTAATGTTGCTGAACCATTTACTCTAGCAGAAACATACAACGTATTTAAAGCTGTACGTGCATTTGCAGTTGTTGGCATAAAAACAATAACAGAGTTTTCGCCAATCCGAGCATTGGTTAATGTTGATGTAGTCGAACTTGCTGTCAATGTGATGCTTCCTGTGGAATTTAATTTTCCATCAATCGTATTATTTAATGATGAAGAAATTAATCGTAAATGCAGATCATGGTCTGGCATAGAAATAGGGACATTAGGATATTGGTTTGTTGCCATTATCTTTTACCTTCTGGTCTTGCTTCTATTTCTACTCCTGACATTGTTGTAAAATTTCCTGTTACTTTAACTCTCATACGATGAAATCTACTTGTAGATCGCATAGGACACGAACCATTTGTTAAAGTTGAAACTGCTGTTCCAACACTAATTGTATCTAACTGTGAAGAACGAGATAAAGGAGTTACTGTTACTGACGTTCCCCCTACACCATCAACGATGGGAGTAGAAGAAATTAACGTAGATCGTCTTCCTTGTGCACCTTCAAATTCTGTTGTATCAACTGTAGCTGTTAGACTTGTTGCAATAAACTTTCCAAATTTTTTATCGCCACTAAAACCTGCTAAACCAACTATACCTTCTCCATAGTAATAGGAGTCTAAAGATTTAGGTAAATTATCTAACGTGCCTAACTTATCTAAACTTTCTAATGTGGTAAAGGCTTCTTGGGAAGCAGTTGCAATATATTGAATATCCATGCTTGACCCTGTGCTAAATCTATTAACGGAATAATTATAAATTAATAATTTATTATTTATATCTCCTGTTGTAGAGCCTGTTGCACCACCTCGATAAGACCAAAATACACAACTATTATTTGGGTCCACAGCAGCACATATTCCATCTAAGTTAGATGCTAAGTCTTCAAAAAAATAGTTATCTATTTTACCTTCGCCTATTGGTGTTAATTGTTGACCACCTGTTAATTTATAAAATCCATCTTGTGCTAAGAAGAAGATCATATTACCAAACGAACAAACAGAACGTGGAGCAAATAAACCTATGTTGTCAGAAATCTTTTCAAAGGTAAAAATTAAAGGAGTACCAACATAACTAACCCTATAAATTGCTCTCTCAAAAAATATAATACCAAAACTTTCTCCACCGATAATAGCTTGTATATTACCATGAGGACCAACAACATCTTGATAACCTGATTGTGTAGTTTGTGATGGGGTCCATTGTGTTATATTATTTAACCCACTCCATTTTACACGTTGGTTGTTAACATTATATTTTTGAAACTTATGTGTTTCACTTCCACCAGTAGCAGTTAAAGTAATAGCTGTTCCTGCTGTTGCATTAGCCGAAGTTGTTGCTACTTTAAAAGTATTTGTACCAACATAAATAACATAATAGGTACTACCATCAGTTAAGTTGGTTAATGCAGTATTTGAATTTCTGTCATAAATAACTGTATCGCCAGTTGACCAACCATGACCTGCAATAGTTATTTCATTACTAGAAATAGTATTAGAATCAAAAGTTTTTGCTGTATCGTATTCTGTTGTAAATCCTGTAAAAACAAAATCTCTAATTACTGCTAAATATTTTGCTTTAAAAGTTGTTAAATCTGAAAAAAGACTATCAACACCTTCTTGAAATTTTTGAATATAATTTGCATGGTTAGCAGCAATAATATTTGTACCAAATTGTGTAAAAGCCCAAAAGTCTCTTGCACCTTCTGTTGTAGAATTACTATAACCACCTGCTTTAGATTTATCTATAAACTCTTGTGAAGAGTTCATTTGATATAATTTTGTAGCATCTCCTGCGTAATTAGTTGTACCTCCTTCGTTAAAGGCGGTAAATAAACCAACGGCATTTCCTGTTAAAGGTGTTGTACTTAATTCTTGAAAACCAGGCAAAGATTTATACCCAACTTTCAATGGCAACACATTATCAGCTTGGATAGCTCCTGTGTTTTGATAAGTTGGTAAATCAGTTTGTAATTCGCCAAAAGGTATCATTAGTAAACTCTTCGTTTAGGGGAGAATTGCGTAGAAGTCATTTGTATAGGTGTTGAAGAATGTTTTCCTTTTTCATCACTTAAATTAGCTTTCTGTACTGCTTCATTAAAAAGGTTAGCCCATACAGGAAGTCTTTCATCATTTTGAATAAAAGGAGTTGCTTCTAAAATACTACCATACAAATAAAGTTCAGGATAGTTTGTTAAAATATCGTTTGTTGTATTAGAATCAGATAATCCTGCTATCCGTTTATAATAATACATATTAATTGTGTAATCATTATCAGGGGAAGGACCAAAATACATTTTGTCTCCAATGATTGTGTAATACACAGGCATACCATTACCAGAGTCAACATACACTCTATTTAATTCATTAGGAGCCATATATTGTAATTCAGTTTGAGGACTTGCAGAAGTATTCTGCACAGAAATAAATTCTAAAAATCCTGTTGGAATTGTAATATGCTTAGTACCTGAAACTGTGTCAGTAGTTGTATTAACAGCCATTTCACGCAAACGTAAATCTTTTGCATGACGTGATTCTGCTAGATCAATAAATGTATCAATGTTAGCAGTTAAATCATCTCTGTTAAGATAACTTGCTATCTCCGTTTTTAAATTTGTGTAAGTATCTAATGCCATTTAAACTGTTCCTGTCCATACTCGAAATGCTCTATTGTCGGAATTATTTAACCATCTTTTAAAACGTACATGGTCAACAATATCTCCTGTTGAAGACATAATTCCTTGTTTTGCTAATTGTTCAACAACAACCAAAGGGATAGATGCAACATGATTAAGTTCTTTAGACTTACTTACACCTTCCCCAAGGCTTTGTTTTCTTTTATTTTCTTCTATGACAGGAGTTAAGTCTTGGGTTCTTTCAATATGAAATTTACCTTCACTTTTATCTTCAATAAAGTTTGTATCAACTATATCTTTTGAAATAGAATATTTAGTCATTATGAAGACATCTCCGTTACAGAAATTTGTCCTGCTCCTGTTGCGTATGCAGAAACACTATCAGATGGACTTGTTTTCATAGTTATTGAATCATTGGCACTCAATAACAATCCATCTTTATTTGCAGCAGTTCCTTCTAATTTAATATATGCGTCAACTGATGTTGATACATGAACTAAATATACATCAGCAGAAATAGCAGTTGCTATTTGTCCTGCACCTGAATGATCTTGAACTGTATATTTAATTGGTCTGTATTGATATGTTCGTGCCATAATATATCCTTATCTTCTAATAACGTAACTTACATCTGCCGTAGTAGATGCTGATTGTTCGCCATTACTTTTAATATGAATTGCGTCTCCTGCAGCTACTAATACTTCTCCACCAATAGCTAAAGCTACACCACTTTCATCTGCTGTTGCATCTGCTAAAGTAGCATCAACAGTTGTATCAGCTCCATTTTTCATAATGTCAAAAGTAGTTGTTGCATCAATAACAGTATGCACGTTCATGTAAATTTCTTTTAATTTTCCTCCATCAGGAATAACACATACAGGACTTGCATTGTCTGCTGTTTGAATAGCAGTCATATTACCACCCATAATAAAATAATCGTTTAAAGTTCTCATTTTTTTCCTCTTATTGTTCTGAGTTAAAACTCTTCAATAAATAAGGGGGCCGAAGCCCCCTGTTGTTTCTTAACTTAACCTAAAATTAAGAAGTAGTTAAATCTGCAACTATACCAGAAGATGATTGGTTTCTTGAAACCACTCCACCTTCCATTAGTAATAACATGTGAGTGTTATCACCAGTTTTTGCTAGTTGAGTGTTTTGGAATGGACGTAGAACATTGAAACCCCAATATTCAGAATCCAATACCCAACAATCTCTATCTCTTTGAAACCTATTAGGTTTAACTGTTAGAGTGCCAAAATCAGATTGGTAAACATCTACTGCAGCAACAATAGTTTTTGCAGGTACTTCTCTAATTGCAGTTGAACCGCCTGTGAAGCCAGAAATTGCTTGTTTGTTAAATGGACCCACCATAATAGTGTCTGGGTTTCCACCTGCATTGTAACATTCTCTGATTACTTCTTTTAGCATTGATTCAGAAAAAGCTCTTTGAGTTCCATCAGTTCTTGTGCCTGAAGGTACTCCGTTAGTGTGAGCTGCATCTGCACCCCCAGCACCAACACTAGAGTTTCCTCTTATCCATGTTAATAATCCTGCTGTTTTTCTTGCAGCAGCAGAACCTCCCACAGTTGGGATTACGTTAGCTTGACAGATACCTGCTTCTACGTCTCTTTTTAACTCCTTCGAATTTTTTGCGAGGGAATATGCGAGTTGAGTAGAGCGACCTGCTGCATCTACAGCATCGTCAGTACCAGTAATGATAAAGTTTTTTGCATAGATTTGCGTATAGTTGTGAAGCTCTTGTGAAGCAGTTTGTGCAGTTGCCGAGTAGTCGTCTCCTTCTACTTGATGGTTTGCAGCACTTGCTGCAGCTAAAGAGTCTGTAAGCCATTTGAACTGAGTGTTCGATGCCTTACCTTTACCCATGCTAGAAAACATTGGTGTATCAGTTGGACTAATATTATATATAATATCGCTTAACTGCTCCCTGATGCCTTTCATATCATAGGTATCGAAAGTATTTCCTGGCTGTGCCATGATAATTTTCTCCTAAAGTTGTTGGGCTTCCGTCCAGGCAAGGAAAGCATCTTTTGTTTTCCTATCATTCCCCTTCTTGGGATTGTCTTTTAGAGAAGCCATTGCTTTTTGAATCGCAGACGAACTTTCAGAAGATGTAGTAGTTTGTGAACCAGAAGTTGTTACCCTAGGAACTCGTTTAACTTTCTTTCCGTCTAGTTTTGCTTTTTTTAAATTATCTAATTGCATTGCATTGTATGCTACCAAAACTGTTCTGTGATCTGTTAAATTTTGTAGTTCCGTATCGGTAAATCCTTGTGATACTAAAAAGTTTTTAATATCATTTTGAACTTTAGGAGCTTTATTAGGGTCGCCAAGAATAGGTAACTTTTCAATCAACTTTTCTTGTTCTTGTTTAAGAACAGTATTTAATTTTTGTTGATATTGAGCTTGTTGTTCTTGTTTTTCGCTTTCTAATTTAACTCGTAAATTATTCTGATGTTCACGTTCTTTTGTAATTCTAGCTTGTGCCTTAACATATTCCGTTGGGTCTTCTTCATAGAGCTTTTCCAAATCGGATTCGGACATACTAGGTTTATCAAAATTACTTACAACTTCTTCAAGTCGTTGAACGTATTCGGATTTTTTTTGATTAGCCACGTTCATTTCATCTAAAATTTTTTGACGTTCTAACTCTAAGGTTTTACGTTCTTCACTTAATTTAGATGTTTTTTGTCGGTAATCAGAATCTTTAGCATAACCACTTTGTAATTCCTCTAAAGTAACTTTAATTGTCTCGCCATTGACTTTGACATCAAAAAGTTTCTCGTCAGTTTTCGTTGTGGTGTCCTCAGACACTAATTCCAAATCGTCAGGGGTTAATTCCTGCGTTTCACTTTCAACTTTAGTAGATTGCTCTACAGGTGTCTCTGGTGTTGTGTCCTCATTCCCTGTGGCTTGGTCTTCTTCCAAAGTACCCAAAAGGTTGATGATTTCACTTTCTGCTGTTTGCTGTGATAGCGCAACAGATTCCTTTACAGGTTGATCTGCCATATAGTCTCCTTAATTTTTAATTAAAAATTTTAGTTTTTTGTATGTCGGTCAAAGACTTATTCGCCAATTTTCCTGTCTCCATGACAGACGTAATTTCGTTGATAAGTGATTCCAACATTTTACGCATGAGAAATATTTTTTCTCTTGCTTCGGTATCTCGAAGAGGAGATGCTAACCATTCTTGGTTTAATCTTTCTTCGATTTTTTTTACTGCATCAGTAAAAATTTCGTCTTCTAGTATTCTCTTTGCTTGATTTCCTAGATGAATTTCTTTTGACATATTTTATACTCCTGAACTATCATCAGTATAATCGTCTGCGTCTCCGTAAGCTGTATTTCCTTGATAAAGATTACTGCCACCTGAATATGGAACAAATACATTATTATCTTGATTATCTGATTGGGACATTCCATCATTACCACCTGTATTATATTTAGGTCCGTAATCTTTCTTTTTCTTAGTTTTTGTTTTAGGTTTATTGTCAGAATTAATTGTATTAATTGCAGTTATAATATCATCGCCTTGATCTTGCGTAAAATCTCCACGTTTAATTAAAGCTCTTATTTTTTTAATATATTCAGGAGTTAAAAATTTATCTGGTACTGTTGAAACATTTCCACTTTGAGCTGCTGCAAAAATAGTATCAACTGCATCTTGCAAAGAACCAAAAGCAACTTGTTGTCCATAACCTGTTATAAAATTTCCATCACCATTATAATAACCACCTGTACTTGTATGATATTGAACAGTATTTTTATCTTTATCTGCACCTACTCCTGTTGGAACATATTGATTAATTATTCCTGCTACAGATTTTGCAGTACCAGGTATTTTAATATTTGTATTTGTTCCAATGTTACCTAATTTATCATTATAGTAATTTGCTTTTTGTAATGCTTCTTTATAACTAGGAGAAAACATAGCAAACTTTGCTTTGTTTCTATCTCCACCATAATTTCCTAAATACATATTTTTCTTTTCAAGAGCTTTGGTAAACCATTCGT